ACTTGGCCTCAACTTTATAGACCATCAAAGGATAAGAAAAAACCTGATGAACCTCCCAAAAAACTTTGAACAAACTTCTGACGAACCTTATGTTCGTCACGAATATAAGTTAGTTTATTCTAATGATCAGTCTGTTGTATTTGATAATTATGAGGATCTGAGGCGATCCTGGTGGGAAACACCAGAACAGTTTTTGAGTCACGTTGAAGTTTTGGATAAGAAAAAAAAGAAAACAAAAACCAAAGGATTTTCCTAATGAGAAAGTATAATGAAGAGTATTTTTCAGTAATTGATAAAAAAACTGGAAAAAAACTATTGGATTGTGGTGATGAAATTGATGCCATTACCATGGTAAATTTTGCCCCACATAATCGCACTTATACTCGTAATAAATTTCTGATGGGCCAAGTTGTGGACATTGAAATGCCCAAGGCACTTCCTACAAATGAGATTGTTGATTTGGGTGGTAAGTGGGATGACCCTATTCCCCCTGGTGTTGACCCTTGGAATCTTGGAGGTAGAGGAAACAAACTTCCTGAAGGTCAAGGAGAACCTGTAAGAGTATAAGAAATCAAATCCAAAATTAGCCTTTGGCTTCATTTTGACCCTAAAAAATTTCCCGGTAAAAAATGACTCCATAGGATTTTCCTATATAATATCTGATGTTGTGTTTTTATGCCAAAAAATCAGTTGTTGAAAGATGAGTTTAAAGTTAGAGTTATGAAATTGAAACATCAACTCCAATCTGAACATAAGTATCCTGGAGAAAAAGAACTTGCCAATAAGTACTTAGATGAAGTATTATTCATTATTGATCAATATTCTAGATGAGTTATGACTCTACCACAACAAGAACACAACTCTCTAATTGCTACTAGAGAGTTTCTAGTTGATTTAATGGATTCCAAAAAAATTCCTGGAGTTCCAGAAAAAGTTAGGTTATCTGCCAGAGCTCTTCTGAAACACTATCCAATGCGTCATAAAATTGATGAACTTTATTCTGGGAATACATTTTCAGAATATGTCCCATCCAATAAATCTGATATTACTGAAGAAGAATGGGAAAATAATAATAGAATCTATAACAATAATCAAACTTGGGAAACTCCAGGATTTAAATGGAAAACTGAGGTTGAGTTTGTTCCTGCAGAGTCGTAAGACTCTTTACGGGGAATTAGTTAAACGGTATAACGGGTGCTTTGCAAGCACTTATTAGGAGTTCGATTCTCCTATTCTCCATTCTTGACAAATAGGCTAAATAACTTATAATTACTAGGTGTTTAGTATTCGTTTATGAAAGTTCCTAACAAATCTGAATTGATGCATCTTCGCCTTCAAGCTTTTATGCGTGAATTTAGATGTGATGATATTGAATATATTGGGATAAAGAAAGGAGAACATTATTATCGAATTGCTGATCACGAAGTACCAGTATCATCTATCGAAGATTTAGAGGAAGTATCATGACAAAGCCTTATTTCATTTACGATGCAGAGTCAAAACGAGACAAATGGAATCGAGGATTGGACTTGTTTATTGAAAGTGTACATAAACCTGATAACGAATTGAGACAAGCTGCTCATGATCAAAAATGTTTCCATGAACTTATGGATGTTAGAGAAACAGTTTTGGAATATCTAAAAACAATTCGTTGGGAGTGATATGGAATACTACTATATTTGGTTTTTTTTATTTGCAGTAACTGCATATTTTATTGTAACTGATAGTAGTGTAGCACAGGCAGTTTATTATTTTAGTAAACTTTTAAAGTTTCAATATGGAAAAACCAAGTGGTGGTTATTGAATAATCCTCGCAACCCCATAGTAAAATATTTAATGTGGAGACGAGCAATGAAACTTGCAAAAGAGTTGGAAAAAGAATTTAAAAAAACTAATGACAGTTAAATTAATATGTTTTGAACCTTGGAGAGGAAAGTTCATAACAAAATATGATAGTGGATTTGGGGATAGGATGAGGTTTTGGGAATTAGCCCATTATCTTTCTACAATTATTGATAATATGGAAATAATCGTAGAAGAAAAATATTGGCCAGAATTATTGTTGCTTGATTTTCCAAACACCACCTCAGAAAATATTTCTTCACTAAGATTATCCGAAAATCAATTAATACCGATTAGTTATCAAGAAGTTAAAAATATTATAATAACAAAAAATAGTGAATTATTAAATTCATCTGGTGATAACTATTATTATTTTAATTTTTTGATGCCTGACATTCCTAATATATTTTACGGAACAAATATACCATATGATCTTGCTATTCATAATGCAGTATCAAAGATTAAACTGAAAATACCAGAAGCTTCTGATTATATGCAACAACAATTTTCCGATTATTGTTGCATACATCTTAGAAGAGGTAATGGAACATTTCCTACCTTAAAATTTTTAAGTGAAATACGACAATTCTTACCATCAGAAGTTGTGCGTTCCTATTGGAACGAATTTCATCGGAGTAGAATAGGCAATTCCATAAAGTCTAGGGAGTATAAGTATTTTGATTCTATGATAGAAAGAGATACTGATACAGAAGATAAAAATTTATCCTATATTCAGACGATTCAAGGAAAATCTGCTGAAACTGTCCTTAGAGATTTTACCTGGGTAAATGAATATAAAATTATACCTGATTCCGATTATTTTAATTTAATTGTCAATTTCATTTTAAAAGAAAATCCGGATCAAAAAATTCATATAAGTTCTGATATTCCTAAACAATATTACTCACATTACTATGACAATTTTCCCCATAATATTGTAGATAAAACTTTTCATTTTGAAATGTTTTTAAAATTTTATGAAGGCAAACTTGATTCTGAAAAACTAAGAAAAAAATATTCAATACCGATTGATAAAGTTTTTGAGAATGTGTTTGATTTAATGGTGGGATTTCATTCAAAAATAATAGTTAAAAGAATTTCTAACTGGAGTGAAATTTGTTCTCTTTATAAGAAGAAAAAAGTTATACACGCTAGTAGAATAACATCAACAAATTCTCTAGGGAATTGGATTTTTATGGACGCATATCCAGAGTTACCACTGCCGCCTGTGTCAAAATTAGCAGCGGCGGCTACAAGGCAACGTCCAATCGTGACTGATGAAATTTACTTTAAGGATGAAATAATTTATAATCAATATTATTCTCAAGGTTGACATAATGACAGTTAAATTAATATGTTTTGAACCTTGGAGGGGAGTGGGTATAACTCCATATGACAGTGGATTTGCAGATAGAATGAGACACTGGATTATAGCCCATAAGCTTTCTTTGATTATTAAAGATTTGCAAATAATCGTGGAAGAAAAATTTTGGCCAGAGTTATTATTACTTGATTTTCCAAATACTATTCCACAAAATGTCCATTCATTGAAATTATCTAAAGGCCAATTAATTCCTATTAGTTACGAAGAAGTTGAACAAATTATATCAACCGAAGATAATAATTTTTTAACTTCTTCTGATGAGGTTCATTATTATTTTAATTTTTCTATACATCGTGTTAATGACATTTATATTAAACAAAACCTTAGATATGACTCTATAGCGCACGAAGCAATATCAAAAATAAAATTTAAATTACCAATTGTTTCCGATTTTATGCAACGAGAATTTTCTGATTGTTGTTTCATACATTTGCGGAGAGGTAATGGAACATTTCCTACCTTAAAATTTTTAAGTGAAATGGAACGATTCTTATCAAAAGAAACTGTAGATTCTTATTGGAAAACCTTTCACTCTAATAGATTAGGTCATTCTATAAACTCAAAAGAATATAAGTATTTCGATTCTCTACTCGAAAAAAATACTGATAAAAAATATTTAAACTCTATTGGTGGTGATTCTGGTTGGGCAAATGATTATAAAATTACAGCTGATTCTGATTATTTTAATTTGATTATTAATATCATCTTTAAAGACAACTCAGATCAAAAAATTTATATAAGTTCAGATATTCCCCAAAAGTATTATTCATATTATGATGATAATTTTCCACACAATGTAATAGATAAGACTTTTTATTTTGAAAAATTTTTAAATTTTTATACAAATGCACTTCCCGCAAAAAAATTTAACAAGAAATATTCAATTCCAATTTTTAAAGTTTTTGAAAACGTATTCGATTTAATGGTAGGATGTTATTCAGAAATCATAGTTAGATCCGGTTCTAATTGGAGTAAAATTGCTTCACTTTATAAAAAAAAGAAAATTATACAATCAAGTAGAATAACTTCAATCAATTCTTTGGAAGAGTGGACGTTTGTAGATCAAGATATTGACTTTACGGACTAAACTCCGTATAATAAAGAAGATTCTTGAATTTAATATGACAATGGAACGTATTCTAAACCTTCGGAACGTTGCCTTTTTTGGACTTGCACTTCTTATCGGTGGATCGGTTGGTTCTGCAGGTGGAACTTCTCGTGCAGTACAAGATACTTTGATTCTTTGTAATCAAAGACCTCATGAGTGTAAGTTTAAATATGATATTTTGATGTATGAGAAAGAAGGTAAAGTTCCATATACAAATCCGGTTCAACCCAAAACTCAACAAATTGTGGAAAAGAAATGAAAGACTTGAAAAAAATTAACTATTCATTTCGTGATATTAAAGAGGGTCATTATGTGAAATTTGTTGGTTGTACTAGGGAACAAGTCAATTGGGGAAATAATACCGACCCCGAAAATCTTCTTGTTCCTGGTGGAGTCTACTACGTTCAACAACTGATTATAAAATCTTCCCATACTAAACTAATCCTTCGTGGTGTAGAAGGTAAATTTAACAGCGTTTGTTTTGAATCAATGGGTAATGGCTCTTTCTGAAAAAGCTAAGATTTACTACAACGTTTGGTGTTGTGCTTATCGCAGACGATACCAAGCTAAAATAAAAGGAGATTGGAATCTCTACGATAGAGAACATTCCACACTTCTCATGTGTATTAAAATGAAAGACGCTAAGTGGACAAAGTTTGGTAGTGACAAAACCTATCCTACATAATCATGGGACTGACCTTTAGACATATGCACAAACCCCTTTCTTGGCGTAATTGCCCTTCATGTAGATACAGTTTAGTAGATGCTGAGATCTCTGATCCACTTAAACATACCTGTGAACCTGGTGCATTTCATTCCAAACTTTTAGGTGGTCGTAACCCAGAAACTTTAGAAATGGAATATTGGAAGTGTCCAGAATGCAACTCAGTTTTTCCTGCAGAGACACGTCCCGTAATCCACACAATGTCTGATGTCTACTTGACAAAGACGTTACCATCTAGTAATATAGAGGACAAGAAACGGAGCTTCAAAAAGGATGAGGTGTAAAGTTCAACTCTATGTTGCTGGTAAAGTCTTTGATGAGATTGTTGAGGCTAGAGATTATAAAGAAGCAAGGGAAGTTGCTCTTGCACGGAATCCAAATGCAAAAGTAATGGGAGTCACCGCTACGTTCAAATGAAAAACAAAAAACATCAAGTTAAGTCTAGATGGTATTACATCTTCTGGGGTATCTGTGCTGTCTCTGTAGTTGGCGGACAGATTTATGTTGGAACTGGATATCGTGATATGGCTGAAGCCACTAAAGACACCTCCATTAATGTTACATGTATTCCTGAATATACGACATCCTCAGTAAAATCTAATAAGAAACGGGAGTTTGAATGATGGTTTCTATTTTTGACTTGTTTCATGATGAACGTCGTTATGCTTGGGTGGTAGATAAACGTTACGATTGGATTAACATGCTTCACAAGATGCAAAAGAATAATCCACGACGTTTCAAAGAGTTTAAATATTCACAAGAAACTATCTATCATTACCTAGATAGAATACAACAAGAACAAAATATGGATGATTGACTAAATGGACAAAAAAATTATTAGAGTAACTCAAGTAGATGAAACTCTAATGCAGTTAACTTGGGTCATTAATAATATTTGCAATAATAAATGTTCATATTGTAATTCAGATTTGAACTCTGGCATAGGTCATCATTATAGTTGGGAAAATGCTAAAAAATTTTTAGAACAGTTATTTGAAAGATATCCAAAAATTCATTGTTCAGTTAGTGGAGGTGAGCCCAGTCTTAGCCCTTTCTTACCAGAATTAACGAGTATGTTTAATTCTTCTGGTAATAGTATCGGTTTGACGAGTAATGCATTTAAACCTATAGAATATTGGGAAAAACTTTCGAAAGATGTGTATTACATTTGTTTCTCATATCATCCAGAATTTCCTGTTAAAAATTTTAGAGAAAAAGTAATTGCTTCTAGTCTTAATACTTTTGTGACCGTAAGAATTATGATGCTCCCATCTATGTGGGATCATTGCGTAGAGGTATTTAATTCTTTTAAAGATATTTCTACAATTTACATAGAACCAGTTAGAATTTTAGACTGGGGAGGTATCAATAGAGAAGCGCATGTTTATTCTGAAGAACAATTGGATTGGTTTGAAACTGAAGAAGCTATAGAAGCATCATCGGGTAGAAGATCCATGTTTCATTTAGTGGAAATAAAAGAACCAGTAAAGTTGGGAGCTACATATGAACTAGACGATAAATCTATTGTATCGTGTGGAGATGCAAATCCAGTTCAATTCATCAATCATGGTATGACTAATTTTCAAGGTTATACTTGTGAAATAGGACTGAAAAGTTTGTTTGTACATTATGATGGTAAAATACAAATGGCAAATTGTCAGGTCGGTGAATTTATTGGAGAAATAGAAGATATGAATAATATTAAGTGGCCAACCAAACCAATTATTTGCAATAAAACTTTGTGTCATTGTGCTACTGATGTTGGCATTAATAAATGGGCACCAAATTACATGACTCTTGGTGAATAATTTATGGTAATTTCTACTGGTGAAAAGTTTCCTTATCCAAATTTTTCTTTCCGACTCGAATTGAAGGAAGGAAAAGAAAATCGAATTTGTTGGTTTGAATGTCAAGAACATGTAAATAGATACTTAACACGACATAAACTCAAAAAGAAAGATTATGTTCTAATGATTAGGGAATGAGTATGCAAGAATTTGAATGGATTGACGATTGTTTCCGAGTGGAAGAAAAGAGGTGGGGAACTTGGACTTCCTATGACAAAGAAGGAAAAGAACTTCTTACTTCTCTTCATAAAGAACTCTGTATTTCTGCAACTCGTTGGTATTTGAAAGCCAAACAAGAAGGGTTCGTTGAAAACTCTGTTAAATATGAGGGGGTTGTAGGAGGTAAACTCTGATGTACATTCCACAGGTTAACGATTATGTTATCTGGAATGATGGAAAAGGTGTAGAAGGTTGGGTTTATTTTAAAGATGAAAAATATGTCACAATTGAGGTATGTGTAAGACCTAAAGATTACATCAATTATGAAGCATGTTCAATACACCGTAATGAAAGACTTCTAGTATTATGTTATCACAGTCAATGGAAAGAATTAATGTATGTTAGATCAAGAGAATCAGTACATGAAGAAACACAAGACTCTATGGCGTTGGTGGGCTAAAGCTCTTGGAGAGAAAGCATCTAAATGCGACCGAGAATCTGATACTGTTGCTCGCATACGCACCTTTATTTTTATTACTTACTTGGTCACTAACTGTTTTATTGTGGCTGGGGTAATTCGACACTGGAACGATACTTCTCCAGTTATTTACATAGAAATCAAACAGGAAGATGGATCACAACTCCCAGAAGCCTAGCACTACTATACCACTTATTATTGTCTTAGTCATTCTCTTTTTGCTTGACTTGGCCATAATAGGTGGTATACTATATAAGGGACACGCAAATTTTACCGAATTATTTAAACATTTACATCATGGCTAAAAGAACTTATACTCTCGAAAAGAAAGATCCTACACACACTCAAGTATGGGAATGGAATGAAACTCCAGAATTGGTTAAACTCCTTAAAGAACTACACTCAAACAAGTCCACATCCAGCACTGGACCCAACAACTCCGTGGTATGATTGGTTGTGTTATTGCGAAATCTGTGAAAGTTTAGGTCCCATTCCAGGGCAACCTTCTCTTCGCAGATTTATGGCATATAGAAGATATCTCAAAGAAGTAGGTGTACTATGATTGCAACAAATTGGTTTCAACGAAAATGGGGTCTTGAAGATCCTATTTTGATTGATGAACTTTATAGTAGAATGGTAGAACTGGAACAACGTGTTAAAGTTCTTGAGGAAGAAAATGTGGAAACTACTAATGAATTATATCGTCTAGAAAACTCTCTTGATGCTCGTATAGATATTATTGCTGAACGTTGTAGGATTGAATACGATGTATGATCTGGATGACTTTGAACGGGCCCTTGCTCACTTCGGTACAAGAGTTGACATCATCATTGCGCTTGAATTGGGCGGGAAGATTGATTCTCTCTCTGCTTACAAGGAAATCAAAACAGAACTTAAGGAACTTAAACGAGCAAAAAAACAATACGGTAAGGACCTGTAGTAACTGTGGTGAGACTAAACCATTAACTGTAGATTATTACCAACCCGTAAAGGCTTTTAGATATAACTTTAGTTATTATTGTAATACATGCAATAAACCAAAACCCAGAGAATAAATATTGACTTATAAATATTCTAAACGCAAGTAATATTTTGGTATACTTATGGCTACATTGACATCCGGTGGAATAAGATTTGCAAGTCTTCCAGTAGTAGATGAGTTAAATTCAAAGAGAGGAATTTTTCCTACTGGCACCGCTTGGGTTTTTTATCAGGCATCGGCACCTACTGGGTGGACTAAAAATACAAGTTTAACTGTTAATAACAAGGCACTTAGGGTAGTATCAGGAACTGGAGGAGTTTACGGGGGAACAAATGGGTTTTCAGTAATTATGAATGGATTCAATGTTGGTGGAGGATCATTAACCAGTTCTAATGCTACCGGAGGAACCCAACTATCGGAACCACAAATTGTTTCTCACACACATCCTAATAGTGGCACTGGTTTGGCTGCAGTTCCAGCAATATTTAATCCTGATGGAGCCTTTACTGGATGGAATGGTGGTGATGTAGCTAGAAGTTCTGGTTGGACTAGAACTTCTCCTGGATTTGGAGCTGCTGGAACTGCTCCAGCTGGAGACGCACACTCACACCCCTTTAGTGGAACTGCACCAGTTCCAGCTCAATCTGTATCCATGGATCCCACATATGTGGATATTATTGTCTGTACGTTCGATGGATAAATACTTTCAAGTAATATCTGTAGTTTACATTATATAAAATGGCTAAATTAACAGCGTCAGGAATAGTTTTCGGTGACTCTACAATTTTAAATTCAAAGTACGGAATTGTTCCACAAAACTCAGTATCAATATTTTATCAAGCATCTGCTCCTACTGGGTGGACTAAAGATACTACACATAATGATAAAACACTTAGAGTTGTTAATGGAACCGGCGGCGGTTCTGGGGGAACTTCACCATTTACTACAGTGTTTCCCAATGCTCTTCGAACATTCTCGTCTCCAAATATTCCTGTGACAGGAACTGTTGGTAACACAACATTGAGTACTCCTCAACTCCCAAGTCACACTCACCCTAATGGTGGTTCTGTTGGATTAACTCCAGGTGGAGGTGATGTTGCTTTTGGGGCTGGATGGACTAGAAGTACACCAGATACTGGTAGTGGGCCAACTGTTGGAGGGGGAGCTCATGCTCACCCCTGGTCTGGCACAGCACAATGGTCTCTAGATGTAGATCTCAGAATTACGTACATAGATGTTATTCTTTGCAGTTTTGCTTAATTTGTGGTAGGATAGTAAAAATATTTTTGTTTATATGAAAAAAAACGAATCTGGGAATTTTTGTCCTCTTATCAAAAAAGATTGCGTAGAACATAAGTGTTCATGGTATACGCATGTAAGAGGTATGAATCCAAATACAGGACAAGATGTAGATCATTGGTCATGTGCTGTAACTTGGATGCCTATGTTAACAATTGAAAATTCTCAACAACAAAGACAAACTGGTTCTGCAGTAGAATCATTTAGAAATGAAGTAGTGAAATCCAATGATGAGAATAGACAACTATATATTGATATGATTCAACAAAATGGTATTTTACCAGTAAATATAACTTCTTTGACAAGTACGCACACATTACCAGAAAATTCGGGAGAATAAATCATGAGATTATCGATCATTCCATCAGACGGTTCCGTTTATGTGGATGGATCTGGCTACATTAATATAGATCTGAGTTGGATCCCTGAGATTGATGGTAAGAAAATCCATGCAGTTCAATGGCTAGATGATGAGGGTGAAATTGAGTTTGTTGGCTCTGCACAGAATATGAAAATTAATGATCTGGGCATATTCGAACAAGCTATTAGTTTGTGGAATGAGAAAAAAGAAGAAGAAGAGGCTTTTCTAAAACGACAATTGGAATTAGAAGAGAGACGCAAAAGAGAAGAAGAAGAACGTCTTAAATCTCAATTCATTACTTTTGATGATTTTGATGAAGAATATGGACTAGACATTGAAGAGTTTACTGAACTTGATGAAAAACCATATATTCCCCCAACTCCTACACACATCCCACCAGTTGAACCACCCTTAGCATATAAAGATACTACAGAAGAAGACGAAGACGAGGATCTATTCTACGATATTGAGGAACTTCTCAAAGAAATTTGAGTTTAAATTATTGAGTTTGAAATGATGAATCAAAAATTAATTGATAATAACTATATTGTCCTGTCAAATTTTATTTCAAAAGAAAGGGCTTTAAGTCTTTCTTCTGAATTTTTAAAACATTGCGAAGAAAACAATATAGAAGGAGATTCTCAGGCTCCAAATTCATATTCTGCGTACAATTATATACCATTTTTGGAATTACTCTGTGAAAAAACTACGGTAATCTCTTCTGCAATTGGTGAAACAGTTTTACCTACCTATGCATATTCTAGGGTATATAAAAAAGGAAGTGAATTAAAAAAGCATGTAGATAGAGATGCTTGTGAGATATCATTAACTCTTCATCTACACGGAGATGTTACTTGGCCTATATGGATTGAAACTTCTTCTGGGGAAACTCGTTGTGTGCAATTGAATCCCGGAGATGCTATGATCTATCTGGGAAAAATTGCTCCACATTGGAGAGAACCTTTCACTGGAGAATGGTATAGTCAAGTATTTTTGCATTATGTTAGAAGTCGTGGAGATTGTTCATACGCATATTTTGATAAACTCAATGAAACAACTAAACCCATAGTCAAAGAGCCTACTGTTGAGATAAAAAAAGAAGTACAAACAAGATCCCCCAAAAGTAAAAAATCTTTAGAAGATTATATTTTTACATTAGATAATGTTGTTCCAAATGAATTATGCGATAGGATTTTGAAAGAATATCGTGATTGTAGTTTCTGGACTCCAACTAGTGTAGGCAATGGAAACGTAAATGATCAGATTAGAAATTGTGATACGATTAATATTTCTGAGGACATAGTACTTCAGAAAAATTTTGATGTTAGAAAAAAAATAGATGAAGATTTTTACGTTTGTGCTTCGAGAGCAATAAATGAGTACCGTAAATTATTTCCAGAAGTTGGATCAGAAATTGATACTGGATATGGATTACTAAGATATAAAGAAGGTCAGTTTTATATCCAACACACTGATTCATTTCAACAACAACAAAGATCGGTAAGTTGTTCTTTCCTTTTGAATGATGATTATGAAGGTGGTGAGTTTGCGTTTTTTGATAGAGAGATTGTGATAAGTGGGTCAAAAGGATCTATTGTAATGTTCCCCTCAAATTTCATGTTCCCTCATGAAATCATGCCTGTAACTTCTGGAACCAGATATTCAATCATTACCTGGTATGTCTAATAAACTTGAAGGAATACCTAGTATATACTATCTAAATTTAGATTCTGAATTAGATAGAAGAAAATACATGGAAAATCAATTTGAAAAGTGGAATCTTAATAATGTAACAAGATTTTCTGCATCACAGTATCTTGCAGAAAATTATGATGATTGGAAAAATATTTTACATTTTTCTCACACGATCACCGAAAAGAAACATCAGTTAGCTGCTTCTATTACACTTTCTACTCTTGAAATGATTAGGTATTGGTTGGAAACGACCGACGAAAAATGTCTAATTTTATTTGAAGACGATTATGATCTAAACTTAATTCAATATTGGCACTTTGATTGGAAGTATTTGATGAATAACATTCCTTATGATTGGGATTGTATTCAGTTGGGTTATGAGTCATCCCAATTTATTAAATTTTTTCTTCACCCTAAAGATAATACGAGTGCATATGGGCCAATTTTAATTAATAGACATTTTGCTCAAAAATTAATTAATTTGCATTACATCAAAGAAAAGTACATGTTAATCAGAAAGTATGGGAGCCATCCATACAACACTGGTCATCGAGTTGTTTCATTGGATAGTTTTATTTGTTTTTTAGGAAAGACATACCAACTTCCTCTCATAACTCAAAATCCACACTTAGATAAAGTGCCAAAGAAACATCATTTTCTTTGTAGGGATATGTACTATGATTGGTGGCAGAATGGTAGCGATAAATTTTCACTGGAAGATTTCTTTTCATATGGAAAAGAAAACGATTATCAAATGACAGTAAAAGTTGATTATCAATGACAATTAATCCTAAGTTGGAAGACTTACCTCCAATATATTATTTTAACTTAGAACATAGGGTAGATCGTAGAGAATATATAGAAAAACAATTTTCTGAATATGGAATAACAAATTACCAAAGAGTTAATTCCTCTAGATATTCAGTTAATAATTACAAAGAGTGGAAATCTAAAGTTTTAACCGATAAACTTAGAACAAAAGTATGGTTTCTTGCTACCCTAATTGATAGGATACATGGTATAATTGACTGGTATGAATCTAATATCTCCGAAACTTGTCTCATGGTTGAAGATGATATTTGTTTAGATCCAGTTAAATATTGGAATTTTGATTGGAAAACATTTGTCAATAAGTTACCTTGTAACTGGGAGTGTGTTCAACTGCATATCATTGGAGAAAAATTTCTCAGGATGAATATATCGAATTGGAGTAGAAACAACCACTCCACTGGTTGCATACTCATCAATAGATCATACGCACAGAAACTGATTAATCTTCATTGCATAGATAACCAGTTTAAATTATATTCTAATTATGGATACGATAAAAGTTGGCCAGAATATCATTATCAATCTGTAGATTTTGTTTTATATCAAATAGGGATAACATATTCAGTTCCTATTTTTACCACCAATTATAATTTTATAAGTGATGGGTATAGGAACGGAAAGATAAATCATATGTCAAAAAAATGTGATACTCTAGTTTTGGATTGGTGGGAGAATAAGTCTGCAAACTATACTTTAGATGATATTTTTTACTTGAATTCATTTAGAAAAAAAGAATTAATTATAGAAGTGAATCATGAATTTGAAGGATAAGTTGCGAGGATTTCCTCCCATCATTTTGGCGACAATTGATGAAAGGCTAGATAGACAAGAATATGCTGAGACTCAATATGATTATTGGGGAATAAAAAATTATACAAAAGTATCTGGATCTAAGTATCAACTTTCGACGTATGAAGACTGGAAAGATTTGGTTATTCTAAATCCATTTGATGAAAGGTATCTGAGAAAAAATCACCATATTGCAGAAATTTCCATAACTCTTGCTCATCTAATTAATATCAAAGATTGGTTGGAAAAAACTAATGATCCATATGTAATCATAATGGAAGATGATTATGATCTTAGTTTTATTGAACACTGGCACTTTGATTGGGAATATTTAATGAACAGTCTGCCATATGATTGGGACTGCATACAGATGAGTTTCGAGAATGAAGAACTTATTCCATGTTTTCTGCACCCAATTTTACCTAAACATGATAGTGGTGGTTCTTTAATTAATAGAAGATATGCAGAAAAAATTATAGATCTGCACTACAAAGATGGTAAATTTGATCTTTCGCAAAAAATAGGTAATTATAAGTGGTCAAGTAAAGGAATTGAAACTTATGAAGGTCTTGGAATGCCAAATTTTACGACAGATTATTTTCTAGGACATAATGGAAAAACATACTGCATACCACTATTTTCGGTAAATCAAAATCTTGGTAGTTGGGCTCAAGATATTTGTAGAAAAGAAGAAAGAACTGATTTGGAATTTTCTTATAGATCTTGTTTAAAGTGGTGGACAGAACTTAGAGATGAGTATTCTCTAAAAGAATTCTTTACTTATGGCAAGCCTAATGATAGAATAATAACACCAAGGGAGTTTGATAAATGAATTTAAATGATAAGTTAAAGGGACTCCCTCCTATTGCTTTATTAACTCTCGATGAAAGACCCGATAGACAAAAATATACCGAAATTCAGTATGATTACTGGAACATAAAAGATTATACAAAAGTATCTGGATCCAAGTATCAATCCTCAACTTATGAGGATTGGAAACATCTAGTTGTTTTAAATTCACTTGATGGACATGAGAAAAGAGATCGTCACCTCACAGATGTTAGTATTGCTCTTTCATATCTTTCGATAATAAAGAACTGGTTAGAGACCACCAATGACAAACATTTGATTTTAATGGAGGATGATTATGACCTATTCTTTATTGAATATTGGCATTTTGATTGGAATTATTTGATGAACAGTATCCCATATGATTGGGATTGTATTCAAATGAGTTTTGAAAACCCAGATCTAATTCCTTGTTTTCTGCATCCAATTTTACCTGCTCATGGTGTTGGAGCGTCTTTAATTAATAGGAGATACGCAGAAAAATTGATGTCTTTGCATTATAAAGATGGAAAGTTTGATCTATCTCAAAAAATTTCTAATTACAGGTGGTCTGAAATTGAAACGACAAATCCAAATTTCACCGTAGACTATTTTCTAGGACACAATGGAAAGACTTATTGTTTACCTTTAATCTCTATAAATCAAAAGTTTGGTAGTTATGCACAAGATATTTGTAGAAAGGATGAAAGGTTAGATTTACAGTTTTCATATAAAGCTTGTAAAAAATGGTGGACAGAACTTAGAGATCAATATACTCTGGAAGAATTCTTTACTTATGGTAAACCAAATGATAGAATAATTACACCAGAGGAAATATCGAATGTTTGAATATGTTGCCGAGTTTGAGTCTCAGATTGCAGAGTTTTTTGGTTCCCCTTATGCAGTTGCTACTGATTCGTGTACTCATGCATTAGAACTTTGTTTGAGACATACTGGATATAACAATATTACTATTCCAACTAAAACATATGTCTCAGTTCCAATGACTTGTATGAAACTTGGTTTGAATTGGAATTGGAGAGAAGATGAGTGGTCTGATTATTACCACTTGGGAAACACTACGATTGTTGATGCTGCAGTTCTTTGGGGGAAAAATACATACCTACCAAATACTTTTATGTGTTTAAGTTTTCAGTTCAAAAAACATTTGAATTTGGGGAGAGGTGGTGCTATCCTGTTGCAAAATAAGGATGATTATGATACACTCAAAAAAATGTCTTACGATGGTCGTGATCTCAGTCGTCCATGGGCCGAACAAGACATAGATACTATTGGGTATCATTATTATATGACTCCTGAGGTGGCCAAAATGGGAATTGAATTACTAAATGAGCGGAAAAAAACTCCCGGTAAAAAATGGAGCCACAGGGATTACCCAGACTTGAGAGAAATGACAGTGTTCAAATGATCAATCATATAAACCCTAACTGGGACATTAAGGATTTTTTTAATCTTAACTACGAATTATCCACTCATAAAGATGTAGAATTGGTAAACCAATATCTAAGTTCTGGACATAGTAAAGAAAAACTGTCCATTTATAAGTATCAGTTACCAAATCCTATGCCAAAATGTGTAGATGAGTACATTATTCCACATTTTGACTTTTTAGATAAAGTGGGTTCTGCAGTTAATTACTTTAAACCTGGTCAATATCTGCCTCTACATACAGATTTATTTGGAAAGTATGTCGAAATCAATAATATTGGTTCTGAAAATGTAATAAGATGTATGGTAATGTTGGAGGATAATTCACCAGGTCAAATTTTACAAATTAAAGATACTGCATATTCTACGTGGAAAGCTGGAGATTGTTTTTATTGGGATTATGATGAAATACATGCCTTTTACAATTTCAGTATGAAAGATAGATATGCAATTCAAATAACAGGGGTGAAAAATGAAAAGTCAGAATGAATGGGGTAAATTAAAAAAAGTAGTAGTGGGAGTTGCAGATTACGCAAGAGTTCCCGAAATAGACTTGAGTGTACGCACAATCAACTATGCAGATAGGGGAGATGTTTCGGATGTTCCTGTCGGTCTTTATCCCCAACAAGTTATTGATGAAGCAAATGAAGATCTAGAAGTTTTTGTTAATTTTCTGCAACAGGAAAGTGTAGAAGTTGTAAGACCCGAAAGAACAACTACCGAGTATTATAACTTTTGTCCAAGAGATGTGATTTTTACCCATAAAGATCTCACTGTTGCAACTCCCATGCCATTAAAGTGTAGGAAAGATGCTTGGAGACCGCTAATTGATCTTTTAGATACTACTATCATTGTTCCATGCAAACACCAAGATGATCTTTATAATGAAAATTGTGTAGGTGATAAAGATACCCTCGCACTTACTGAAGCAACATCTGCATTTGACGCTGCAAATGTAATTCGTGCAAATGACGATATTCTGTACTTGGTTTCTAACAGTGGAAATGTTGCAGGAGCTAATTTACTTCAAGAAATGCTTCGGGATCGTGCTAAAGTTCATCTTCTTCAGGGTGTCTATAGTTACATGCACATAGATACTACAATTGCATTTCTTCGTGAAGGTTTGATGTTACTAAATCCTGAAAGAATCAAATCTATTGATGTTCTTCCAGAGCCTTTTAGAAATTGGGATGTTATTTGGTGTCCAGAACCTGTTGATATTGGATATCATCCTGGATATAATCATGCTTCAGAATGGTTTAATATGAATCTTTTTAGTGTGAGTCCCAATTTAGTTGCTTTAGAGGAACATCAGGAACCAACTCGAAAAGAACTTGAAAAATATGGTATAGAATGTGCAATGCTTCCTATGAGACACTCTAGAACATTGAGTGGTTGTTTTCATTGTGTCACATTGGATCTTGAAAGAGAATAGTGGACTTAGAAAATAAACTCAAAGGTCTTCCTATGATTTATTATGTAAATTTAGATCATAGGACAGATAGGAGAGAATGGATGGAAACCCAATTCAACCATTGGGGAATAAAAAACTATCATAGAGTTCGTGCATCAAAATATGCAGTATCAAAATATGATGACTGGAAAGATTTGATTGTAGAGAATAAAATTCTCGAATGCATATCTTTAATGTCTACAGCACTAAACAACATAGAAACAATCGTAAATTGGTATGATAGTTATTCATCCGAAACTTGCATCATGATGGAGGATGACTTATCTCTACAAACTATAAAGTACTGGAATTTTGACTGGACTTACTTTCGGAATAACCTGCCTGAAAATTGGGAGTGTGTTCAACTTTATTTCTGTAGTACATATCATGAAGATGGATTGTCTGTTCCAATGTTTTTGCATAAAAGATGTGATTCTGGTTCAGCCGCAGCGTATTTGATAAATCGTTCATATGCAAAGAAAGTTAAGGATTTGATGTATCGTGATGGTAGATATAAATTAACTTTCTCCGATAACTCATTTCATAAGAGATACAGTGACACACATATAATACAGGATGCTAACTTATTCGACATTGGGATGACGTATTCAGTTCCTCTTTTTAGTCTTAATATTAATTTGGGTGGAGACAATCAACAAAATGATAATAAAATGTTTCCTATGGACATAATTTGTAGTAGATTGATAGAGGATTGGTGGAAAAACCACCACCACAAGTTTTCATTGGAAGAGTTTTTTACTTACGGAAAACCAAATGATAACAAAATGACTTTAAAAGTGAAACTAGAAGATATAACAAAATTTTTAGAAAAATGTTGATATTAAGTCTTCATTTGGGTCATGATTCCTCAATATGCATTTTCAATAATGGCCGTATAGAAAAATATTTTTTACTAGAGAGATTTACGAGAAGGAAACATGATTATGATAAAAATGTAATATTAAATTTAGTTGATATTATTTGTAGTGAATACAATATTGATGCACTTTGTATATCCAATTTTAACACTCATGATGATTTTATATTAAAAATTTTCAAAAAATGTAGAAACTTTAATATAAACGTTAAATTGATAATACAATCGGATCACCATCTTAATCATGCTTCTCTTGCTTTTTATAATAGTGGTTTTGATGAGAGTTTGGTTGTTGTAGTTGACGGATCTGGATCAACAATAATGGATAATCTGGTGGAAGTAGAAAGTGTTTTTCTCTTCAATCGGGAAAAGAATGATTTAATTTATAAAAATGTTGTGGGAGAATCTTCTTTTGGAGTTGGTAAACTATATGATACTGCAGCTGTATTGATCGGAAATACTCCAGATGATTGTGGAAAAGCCATGGGGCTTTCATCTTATGGATCTTCAAATAAATTATTTAAAAATTTATTTTCAAAAAAGAAATGGAATATAGAACCTATACAAAAAGTAGAAACAGATAATTATAAGTTACATGCAGATTTTTGTTATGAAGTTCAACAACAAACACAAAAAGTAATTGGTGATTTAATAGAAAATTTTATAGAGAAAACTGGAGTTAAAAAAGTCTGCATCTCTGGTGGTTATGGTATGAATATCGTTGCAAATTACTATTACTTGCAACGATTTTTTGATGTAGAATTTTACTTTGAACCAATATGTAACGATAATGGAGTCAGTATAGGTGCTGCGATAAACACATATATTGGATTAACACATCAAACTCCATATCCCATACAAACAACTTTCTTTCATGGTTCGCATTATGATGTTTATCCATATAAAGGTATAACGACTACAATAAAAGATATCGCCAATTTATTGCATCAAGATAAGTCTGTTGCTGTTTATACCGGTCTTGCAGAAGCGGGTCAAAGATCACTTGGAAATCGTTCTATCTTTTTTAATGCACTAAATCCAAACGCAAGAGATATTGTAAATAAAATTAAAAAAAGAGAGTGGTATCGACCTTTTGCTTGTGTGGTATTAGAAGAAGATGTTAATGTTTATTTTGATATGGGTAGGGTTGAAACTAGTCCATTTATGACGATATGTTTCCCAGTGAGACCAAAGTATGTTAAAATGATAGCTGGAATAACTCACATAGATAAAACGTGTAGGATTCAAACTATTTCCAAAACAGATGGTTATTTGTATGAGCTTCTGCAAGAATTCAAAAAATTATCTGGACATGGTATACTTTTGAATACTAGTTTTAACCTTTCTGGACAACCTTTGGTGGAAACTCCAATAGATGCATTTAATACGTTGAATAATTCTTATTTGGATTACCTTTGGTTTGAAAAAACACAACAGTTATTTAATAACGAATATGGAAAACACACAATTACATGAATCTGGCCTTAACATCATTCAAAATCCTGACGGTTCTTACGCATTTGAGTGGGATCCGAAAGATGAACGATGGTCTTGGATGAATGGGTTGACAGATCTACAAATCAAGTCTATAGTAGAAGATATAGTTGCAAAACAATCAGAGTTTGACGCAAATGACAAGTAAAGTATGGGAAGTGATGAATGATCTTGAGATGGTAACATCCAAGATTGTATCTGCTCGTGAAATTATTGATACTGCTGCAGAGGCAATTCAGAGAAATGAATATGATAAGGCAGAGACTCTTGCAACGGCAGCATATGAGTTTCTTGGATATTATCTAGATGAGTTTGATGCAAAGTTCAAACTTGCCTGGCAGGAAACTGTAGTTAATCAAAAACCCGATTCTAATTGGGAAGAACTTTTCTATAAACTTTATAATAGGTTCAAAAGGTTTGCTAAGTACGCAGACCATGAACTTGATGAAATGTGTGATAATAAAGAAAAAGAAGACCCTTGTATGACACCCTGGGGCCATAGTGATTTGGAGTATCTGTCTAAACACAAAGAACCTCTGAGTTGTGATAAAGATGATCCTTCCCCAGAATGTCAAGGTGCCTGGAATAGTTTCTGGGAAGATAATTATTACCAAGATTATATGATTTCTCGTAATGATCCGACTCGACTAAAGTATGAATCTGGCTGGGTTTATGAATCTCCTGATGGTGGAAATACAGTCACTAAACGCAAAGTTGGGTCTACTGAAAAGATTATTGTGAAAGAAGACAAAGTTATTAAGTGGCAACTTCCTGTTGAGATGGATCCGAGTGGTGAATGCTTTGTTTTATTCCCAGATGATTTGTTAGAAGCAACAAATCTTAAAGAAGGTGATCAAGTAGAGTGGGTTGATAATGGTAATGGATCCTATCTTCTTCGTAAGGTAAATGCACCACTCGGAATGGATGAGTGTTGATGATTGAAACATTCCTTTGTGGATATAACCTGTTCTGCCACTTAAGTAATATTACAAACCAAGTTTCAAGACCAAAATATCCCCCCGATGTTGCATTACTCTGCACATATTTTGAAGAACAAAAATCAGAACTTCCCGAATACTGTAAGTGGGGAGATGTACCAAAACCACCTAGAAGAAGGAGTGAATTTTAATGGCATTGTCTGAATCAGTTGAATCAAGTCTTAAGGAAGCAGAAGCAGATCTTCGGAATGCACTTGCTTATGCTGCCCGTCAAGAAAAACCTTTTGTAGGTAAACACATTGCTGAAATGATTATGCAAATTGATAATCTTATTGCAGCAGATCAACTTATGGATAAACTCGAACAGAGAATGAATGGTGATGAAGATACTAAGAGGGGCCGTTGGGGTCCTTTTGGATCTTGACTAGATAGTGATAGCTCATAAAAAAAGGTCATGCATGAGTTACCAATAGAACCCTATAAGACAGTATTGGTTTTGAATTCTAGTTATGAACCAATTAATTTTACAAACTGGAAAAGAGCTATCGTTCTTCTTTTAAAGGAAAAAGCACAAGTACTTTCGAGTAGAGTCATTAGACTCTTAGATTATGTAAAGTTGCCTATATCTAAAATTATGAACATTTCTCCTTCTCGTTCTATGATTTATAAGAGGGATAATCATACTTGCCAATACTGTGGAGCAAGGTCTAGACTCACTATAGATCATGTAATTCCTCGTTCTAAGGGCGGTGAAGATTCGTGGGAAAATTTAGTTGTGGCTTGTTCTTCATGTAATACCAAAAAAGGTAATATACTTCTTGAACATACTGGAATGAAATTGGCTAGAAAACCAAAAGCTCCAGTTAATAAAATGATTTTTGATCTTGAAAAAACTAACGTTGAAGAATGGAGACAGTATCATTATGAATGAAAAACAACCTAGCGAATTCGGTAAATCACTAAAAGAATGGTGGGATTCTGATTCCTTTAAGGAACTTCAGAAGGCTAACCAAGAATCACGAGAACGTGCAGTAGGAAAGTATTTTATGCTTTCTGAAGAGGATAAAATTGATATGGTTCAAGCGATCTGTCAAATCATGTGTAAGGCAGAATCGGAAGGTTGCAGTCATCGAGGTCTTCAAAGTGCTCTAGGAATTTATCCTGGTGGTTTCTGGGTTGATCATCTGATGGATGTTCATAATGCTCTGTGGTCTTATTATCACGACAAGAAACGAGAACAAGAACTTAAAGACGACCTTGATGCACTTGAGAAGTTTATTAAGTAATGTAACTCAATCCCAAAGAGATTATTAAATTTATAGATAGTCATATAATTGTGTGTTAGAATTTCAACACACTCAAAAGGAGATTTCATGACTTATTCGCAACCAAAGACTGAACAACTTACGGATGCGGAATGGAAAGAATTGGTTGCCCTTAAAGAGGCCATTAATCAAAATCCAGCTGCAGTTCATCCAGAAAAAATGGAACTATTTACGGAACTGCTTGTTAGGTCTTGGGATGCGAAGTGCGAACCTCCGAACACAACTGCATGGCGAAATAATCATCCAATGAGTGAGTAGTATACATTGACATATTGCAATTTTTGGTATATTATTTACTATAAATCACGACTCTAAATATTACAAAACACAACAAATGAAATGAAGTTCACTGTTTATTCTAAACCCGAATGTCCATATTGTTATAAAGTTAAGCAAGTTCTTGACCTATGTGGGAAGGACTTTGTTGTTTATACTTTAGGTGAACATTTTACAAAAAACGAATTTTACTCAGAATTTGGGAAGGAATCTACATTTCCACAAGTGGTGATGGATGATAAACATATTGGAGGTTGTACTGATACCATCGAGTATCTTAAAGGACTTTCATTAATTTGATTATGAGTGAGCCTAAAGAGCTTCACATAAATAGAGGTGTGGAATTATTGTTAAGAAAAAGGAGGAGAGAACCTGAAGCACCAAAAACGTTTCAATTCAGTTTTGGTAAAATGGTCTCTCTCTTCAAAAGAGAGATTCATTTTTATCTAAACTTTTCATTAGATATCAGAAAAAAGTAATCTCTCGGAGGTAGGGCCATGACAGCACCTTTAGTTACCATCTTTTGTTTAATATCATTCATGTTCTTGATGATTGGTGGTGTAGTTGGTTGGTTATGGAAAGAACATGTAGTTTTCTCAACCCCTCAACAAGTATTCGCTCATCCAGAAATGTTTGATAATAATGGGAATCTTATTCCCGACGAAGTAATTGCAGTACGATTTGAAAATAGCTATGACGACTACGAAGAAGACGACGACTAGTAGTAGGAGATCCACATCAACAACTACTAAAAAACCTGTCGCAAAAAAGACAACAACTCCTAAGACAACTCAAGTCGCAGAGAAGATTGAACTGACTCCAAGTTCTTATGTTCATGAAATCTTTGCGGCTGTTGTTGCAGAAAGAACCAAAGATAAAAAGGTTAACATTCTCCAACAATACAATGAAAATTTTATCAAATCTCTTTTGATTTGGAATTTTGATCCCAGCATTGAATCAATTCTTCCAGAAGGAGAAGTTCCAATTCAACCCAAAGAAGATGCAGATAAAGTTGCCCCATCTTCCACCATTCGCAAAGAATGGTCTAAATTTTATAACTTTGTGAAAGGTGGTAACGATGCAATGAATAAACTTCGTAAAGAAACCATGTTTATTAACATGTTGGAGTCTTTTCATCCTGGAGAAGCAGAAGTTTTATGTCTTGTAAAGGATAAAAAATTGCAAACTAAATATAATATCACCAAAGAACTCGTTTCTGAGGCGTATCCTGACATCCAATGGGGGAATCGTTCTTGATATGTCTGTGAATATTATTCATGGGGATTGTGATCCATCAACTGCCAAAAATAGAGATCTACCAAGAAATTCTTATTTGGTGGCTTATGGAGTAGACGATTCCATTCAATATGATGTGGTTCAGTCTGGGTCACAGGTTGAAATTTTTAATTATTATTGGGACAAATATAAGGATGTGAGAGGTATTAAATGGACAGAGGGAACGATCAATCCGAAAACTTGGGGATATCAAGCATCGGATGTGAAGAAGAAGAGGCCAAAGTAATTTCTGGTAATATGAACGTCGAGATGAATCTTGATGCGATCAAAGAAGTGAGAAAACAATATAAAAAAATCAAAAGATACATGCGATCTTCTATTTACACTGTAGCCATGATGGACGGAAAAGAACAAATTGTAAGTCGTTTACTAAAGGACCAGGAGGATAATCCTGCATAAATGGGGAAACACTATCTTCTTAACTTGTTTGGATGCTCATTCGCTCACTTGAACGATGAGCATTTTCTTATGGATCTTTTAGAGAACGCAGCAGCTGCAAGCGGTGCAACTGTATGTCAAACTATTTTTAAAAAATTCGATCCACAAGGAGTAACTGTACTCTGTCTACTATCAGAGAGTCACATAAGTATTCATACATGGCCAGAAGATGGTAAAGCTGCTTGCGATGTTTATACATGTGGAGATTGTAACCCTAAAATTGGTTGTGATATAATCATTCAACAATTAGGTGCGACAAATCATACTCTAAGTTATATTGAACGATGATATACTTACACTCTAAATAATCTTATATGGAGAATAATTATGCTTTCAACGCAGTATCGTCTTCGTCTTGAAGCAATCTGTCAGAAAATTGTTAAACATGAAGAAGTGACTCTTGAAGATATGATTTGGGCAGAGAAACTCGCAAAGTCAAATCGTTCTGCTGCAACAATACTCCGACAAGCAAGAAGGACCGCAGAAAATCCTGATATGCAAAAGGGGGACATGGACGATTTTTTAAATCAACTTGATATAGGTGGGACTGGTCACGAACGTTTTGGTAAACGTGGTTTTGATAGTATTGATGATATGGTTGACTGGTGGACTAAAGATAAACCAGAAGATTGGAGACAAAGGGATTGAATTGTATCACATTTTACAAAAATATTTGACTATATAACGTACAAGGTCTATATTAACCTTGTACGTTCATCCCCATGGGACGGAAGTAGGCCGACTCGGAACGGATCGTTCATCTATGGAATCACTTCTTTTAACTTGTTTACAGGCACAATTGATGGTCAGTAGAGTTAATTATACGAAACTTGAACCACAACAAAAGAATGATTTAATTTGGGAGATTAAACAAATCTCTCCAAAGGAGTGTAAGATAGACGCAAAAGCCGACTGAAGGAACGCTCTTTAGCCTAAAAATTAAGGAGAACCCTAATGTCTAAAGTTGTATATCGCGGTGCATCTTACGATACTGAAGTACGTAAGCAGCAACAGGCACAACAACAACCCCAACAACACAACGAAACATATCGTGGTGTTAAATTTGTGAAGGAGGGTAAGTGATGAAAAAACTTAACTTTCTCCAACTCATTAAAGAGAAAAAACAAAAAGAAGATCGTCGTCATCAGGCTCAGCTCATTCAATTAGTTGGTTCAAAGTAATGGCACAATTTCTTGTTTCTACGACAGCAGCTATCACTCTATTGACTATTGGATTTTCACTATACATTCAATGGCTTTATAAGTGAATATCTGAAAGGAGGGTTTACACCCTCCTTTTTTTGTAGTAAAATTGTAAGAGACTATGCATAATCATGGACAAAGAAAAACTTAAATTGATTGTGAGAAATCTGGAGTCACTTGTAACTGCACTCAAATCAGAAATTTATTCTGATCCAGATTCTTACAAACAAGTAAAAGAAAATGAAGATTACATCTTCGATTATGATGAGATCTTTGAAGACGATGATGGTTACCCAGATTGAGGAATTAAAATGACGGTAAAACTTATTTCTATCACGCCCGATGCAGAACAAACAATGGCGTATATTGCGCGAGTTTCTAACCCTGCGAATCAAGACAACCAAAACTATGCCAAGTTGCTTGCTTATTGTATTAAGCATAATCATTGGTCTGTTTTTGAACAGTCTACTATGACTCTTGAGATTGAGACGACTCGTGGTATTGCGGCCCAAGTGCTTCGTCATAGGTCATTTACATTTCAAGAATTTTCACAAAGGTATGCAGACTCATCTCTGTTGGGTGAGATTCCTGTTCCAGAACTTCGTCGTCAGGATACTAAGAATCGTCAGAACTCAACTAATGATCTGGATCCTTCTGTTGTTCAGAAATATGAATCGTTAATCCAAGATCACTTCAGAGACGCCATGGCACTCTATCAGACGATGCTTGATGAAGGAATCGCAAAGGAGTGTGCAAGGTTTGTACTCCCTCTGGCGACCCCCACACGCATCTATATGACAGGCTCATGCCGTTCATGGATCCATTATATCAATCTTCGTTCTGCACATGGAACTCAGAAAGAACATATGGATATTGCTCTAGAATGTAAGAGAGTATTTGCCGAACAATTCCCATCCGTTTCAGAAGCCCTGGAATGGTAATATATACCAGTGCTGACTAAAGAGGTAATATGTACTATCAAACTAAAGTAGTATCAAAAGACGAAGTTTGGACTACATGTAAGATTGTTGATACGACAGAAGACAATTATATTATAGAATATAATGAAGATGGAAAGTTTGTAACTAAAGAAATCAAACCAGAAGAACTTCAAAAACTTGATTATTCTGAACTTGAAATAAGCCAATAAGATGTCAGTTTCAATAATAACCGCATGTAAAAACAGATCTAAAGCCTTAGCTGTATCTATGGCTTCGTGGATGCAACTTAGTGAAGTTGATGAAATATTGGTGACTAACTGGGATTCAGAAAATTCTATAGATCATCTAACCGTATTGAGTGAAAAGGTAAAAATAATTAATGTAAAGAACGAACCTCATTTCAATCAACCTCAACCATTAAACTTAGCTGCATCTTTAGTTAAGAGTGAATACCTTTTAAAATTGGATTGTGATCATATATTAAATCCATATTTCAACTTTTTTGATTTTCATGAAATTGATGAAAATTCTTTTGTATCTGGATCTAATAAATTACTAAGTGGAATGGATTTCGATTTTTTGCATCCTCTTTGGGGATTGTTGTATGTAAAAACAGAGATTTTCAAAAAACTCGGCGGTTACAATGAAAGAATGGGAAAGTATTATGCAGTGGAAGACGATGAATTGGCAGTTAGACTAATATCATATGGACTTAATCCTGTATTAATAGACGCTCAAAAATTGTCAGCTTTGCATATACCTCATTCAGATAAGGATCGAGTTAAAAACTTTGAATCATTTGAAAGTATAAGTCAAATTTTAAGTGAATTTGGAAAAGATTTTGTAGGAGATGATCTTTATACTTATATGGCAAAACTATGTAAGGAGAAGAATCATAACGTGTATCCTATATCTGCTAGAATGATGGAAATCCTTGATCTAGAAGAAAAAAATGAGTATAGTGAAGTAATCAATGTAGATGTGGATTGGTACTCAGAACCCATCTATAAATGGGAAGTCACTCAAGTAAATGATCAAATATATGAAGCTGTTAAGATATGAGTATTTCAATAATATCTGCGTGTAAAAATAGAGGTGAGGCTTTAACGGTATCCATAAGTTCATGGATACAGTTTGATGAAGTCGAAGAAGTAATAGTAACAGATTGGAATTCTGATGTTCCCGTAGAACATTTGACTAGATTGGATAGTAGAATTAAGATTATTACTGTTCCAGAAGAACCATATTTCAATCAACCTCAACCATTAAACTTAGCTGCATCTTTAGTTAAGAGTAAGTATATTCTTAAATTGGATTCAGATACTGTTATGAATCCATATTTTAATTTCTTTGATCACCATACGATTGATGATGAATCTTTTTTAACTGGTACGGATGAATCATGGCATTTCAACAATGATAAACCAGACCCCAAACATGTCTACCAAAATTATAGATATCTCAAACCTTTGTGGGGTACTCTGTACATATCAAAAGAAAATTATTTCAAAATTGGTGGTTACAATGAGAACATGAACAAGTATGCTGCTTGGGAGGATACCGAAATTTATGAAAGACTTTTACTTTTGGGTTTGAAACATGTAAATATCAACTTCAATAAGAAAACTCTATTTTCATTACCTCACTTAACAAAAAAACGAGTGGAAGAGTTTCAAGCATACAAAGAAAACAAGTACCTAGAATTAACAATTAGAGAACACCTCAAAAAATACAACAATGTTGACGATGACAATGTTGTACACAAATTAATTCTAGAAAAACACAATAGAAAAAATTACAAAAAATATAAATTGAAAGAAACTAGTGGTTATTATGTAAAACCAATGGTAAAATGGTGTATAGAACAAACTTCACCTCAACACTATATCGCTCAAAAAATACCCGATAAATAAATCATACTGAACTTTATTAATTAAATGGCGACCTATCCTGTTATAAACAAAGTCACTGGTGAACAGAAAGAAGTGAATATGAGTGTTCACGACTGGTCTCAGTGGAAGTTAGATAATCCGGACTGGCACAGAGATTGGAGTGATCCATCTACTTGTCCTGGTTCTGGTGAAGTAGGCGAGTGGAAAGACAAACTCATCTCCAGAAATCCAGGCTGGAATGATGTTCTCACTAAAGCCGGAAAAGCGCCTGGTTCTCGTGTAAAGAAAATCTAAATGGCAAGACAAAGAAAGACATCCAACGGCAACATTGGGATTGGCATGAGCGCAAAACAATTGCGTCGTAAAAAACCAATCAATTCTGATTTGATGGTTGACATTTCTCCACTGACCGACAATCAAAAAAGATTTTTTGATGAGTATAAAAAAGGTAAAAATATTTTTGCCTATGGCGCTGCAGGTACAGGTAAAACATTTGTAGGATTATACCTCGCACTTAAGGATGTTTTAGACGAAAGAACTCCTTATGAAAAGGTTTACATTGTTCGTTCTCTAGTTGCTACAAGAGAAATTGGATTCTTGCCTGGAGACCATGAAGATAAGTCTTCACTCTATCAGATTCCTTATAAGAACATGTGTAAGTACATGTTTGAGTTACCCTCTGATGCAGACTTTGAG